ATGTCTACTTCTAAAACACTTATGGCAAAAGCCAATGTAGCATTTGAATCACCATATCCATTTGGCATTTATGACTTAGGTGAATTCCTAGCTTGTCTTAATATGTTTGATGATCCTACTCTATCATTTGATGAAGATAAAAAGTATGTGACAATCACAGATGGTATTACACAATTCAAATACTTCTTCTCTGACATCGACATTCTAACTGTTCCTACAAAAGATATTAATTTAGCGTGTAACGATATTCAATTTACTCTTACGTTAGACCAGTTAAACCAGTTGCGTAAAGCTTCTGCTACTCTTAAAACAAATCAATTAAGCATTCGTAAAAATGATAGTGCATCATTTATTGAGTGTGTTATTGTTGATAAGCAGAATCCAACTTCGAATCAATTCTCTATGAACATATCTAATTGCAGTATAAATACTTCTGCAGACTTTGATTTAGTCGTAGACATGAATAATTTTAAATTCGTTAATGCAGACTCATATGAGTTTGGTATTGACAAGAAGCTTATTGCTTCTGTAATGGCCGGCAACACACAATACTGGGTTGCTCTTGATAAAACTACAACATTTAAGGAATAATAATGGCAGATAAAAGTAAGACTGAAACCGTTGAAGCTCCAGAGGAGCCACAAATTCACACTATTAATTTAGGTGATCTTAATGCTGTAATTCGTATCATTGATGTAGTCACTAAGCGTGGTGCAATCAATGGAGACGAGTTAGCTGATGTTGGTGCAGTACGTAATAGAATTCAAGAATTCATTACAGCATCTACTCCAGCGGCAGCGCCAGCCGAAGTGACTGACGAAACTCCCGCTGAGTAAGTATGTACTTTTGACATTTGTATGGTATAATAATATCATACAAAATTATATTATGAGGTATTCGTGAAAGAAGAATTTTTATTCGTAGAAAAGTATAGACCGAAAACCATAGAGGATTGTATTCTCCCTCAAGCACTAAAAGATACATTTCAAAAAATAGTTGCAAAGGGAGAACTTCCTAACATGATGTTTACCGGTTCGGCTGGTGTAGGTAAGACTACAGTAGCCAAAGCCTTATGTAATGAATTAAATCTTGACTATATGATGATTAATGGTTCCGAAGATGGAAACATTGATACGTTACGTGGTAAGATCAAACAATTTGCAAGTACTATATCATTACAAGGTGGATTTAAAGTAGTTATTCTTGACGAGGCTGATTATCTAAATCCACAATCTACACAACCTGCTCTTCGTGGATTCATTGAAGAGTTTAGTAACAATTGTAGATTTATTCTTACTTGTAACTTTAAGAATCGTATTATTGATCCTCTCCATTCGAGATGTTCAATATATGAATTTAATATCGGAAACAAGGCAGAGATGGCCCAAGCATTTATGTCTAGGCTTCAATTTATCCTTGATTCCGAACATATTATATATGATAATGCAGTAATTGCAGAACTCATTATGAAATATATACCAGATTGGCGACGTATCATTAATGAATGTCAGCGATATGGTATGAGTGGTCATATCGATACTGGAATTCTTGTTACTCTATCTGAGTCAAGTATTGCTGAATTGATGCAAGACCTAAAGACAAAAAACTTTAAGAAGATGCGTAAATGGGTTACAAATAACATTGACGTAGAATCAGCGAAGTTATTTAGAATGGTTTATGACAATATGTCAAACTATGTTGAGCCTTCAAGTGTTCCACAATTAGTGCTTATACTTGCTGACTATTCATATAAAGATAGTTTTGTTGCAGATCATGAATTAAACGTAGTGGCATGTATGACTGAGATCATGTCCCAAATTAAATTTAAATAGGAGATATAATGTTATCACAACTTGCAGACTACGCAACAATTATATTGGCTTTAGCAATGATTAATGTTGTGTGGCAATTAGAAAAAGCTGCAACAATACTTAAGGCTATGAATGCCGTTATCCGGGAGCAAATTGATGGAGAATAAAATAAATATTAGTGGCAATAATCTTTACGAAGATCTAAAAGATTTCTTACGCTCTGAAATTATTGAAGTACACTTTACTAAAAAGAATGGTGAAGACCGTATAATGAAATGTACACTTATGGCTAATCATATCCCTGATGATATGAAACCAAAGAATATTGGTAATCCGCCAGACGAAGAGAATCAAAGTTATATGAATGTCTTTGATATTGAAGCTAAAGGATGGAGATCATTTATCCTTGACAGTGTTAAATATGTAAAGACTAACCTATGACGAATGAAAATAAAGTAATAGATTTCTTTACTGGTAAACCATACTCTCAAGAGAAATTCGAGAGACATCCAAGCTCTGGATTTGTATTGGCCGATAGAGTTGTTGAAGAGATTACTAAACTTAATGTTAACCCATTAGTTATCGACGCTGGTTGTGGTATTAATCCATTCAAAAATATGTTTGATAACATTATTGGATTTGATGCAGCGCCATATCCTGAAGCAGATTTTCAAGCAACATTCCATCAAGCACATCACATATTCAATAGAGAATTTGCTGATGTTGTCTTTGCATTAGGATCATGTAACTTCGGTACAATGGAAGAGAATCTATATTATTTTGATTACTTTATGCAATGGCTAAAACCTGGTGGATTATGTGCAGTAAGAGTTCACATTGATAGAAAACCAGAAGCACATCACGATGGCATAACTTATGTACCATGGACAATAGACACAGCAGATAAATGTGCACATGAATGGTTTAAGAATTATTTTGATGTAGTAGAAATGCATATTGAAACAATGACTAAACCGCCTTACTCTAAATTAGCAGTATGGATATGGAAGAAGAAAAAACATATTGGAGCATCACGTTGAATCCATTCGCTTTAATCACATCAATATCAAATTCAAAGATTGATATACTCGAGAATGAGAAAGATTATAATGCCTTTATGGTAAATCGTGGTCTTTCTTATTTTCCTGATACTGTTATATACGCCAATGAAATGAACAAATTCCATCACTTAGATAGCCGCCTCCAGTTCGACTTTCTTATAAATATTGTAAGGAAACGAAATCGATTTTCTAAGTGGAACAAAAATGTAGAAAGTGAGAATCTACAAATTGTAAAAGAATATTATGGCTATAGCAATGAGAAGGCTCGTGATATACTTCCGCTTTTAAGTAATGAACACTTAAATATTATTAGAGGAAGAATACAGCATGGCGGACAACAAAGATAATTTAGTTAATTGGTCACCGGAGATGATGCTAGAAGTTAGATTAGCTGAACCCGATGACTTTTTAAAAATCAGAGAAACACTAACACGTATGGGAGTAGCATCCAAACGTGACTCTCAATTATTTCAATCATGTCATATCCTTCATAAGCAAGGACGATATTTCATAACTCATTTTAAAGAGTTATTCTTATTAGATGGTAAGCCATCAAATCTTACAGAAAATGATATCCAAAGACGTAATACAATTGTTACACTTATGTCTGATTGGGGATTATTAGAAACTGTTAAACCTATTGGAGAAACTGCTCCATTAAATCAAATTAAAATAATATCACACAAGGAAAAAGGAGATTGGGAACTTTGTCCCAAATATAATATTGGAATAAAATAATGAGAATGATGACTTATCAATACTCTGATGGAGATATTGATTTACACTATGATTATATATTTGTACAACGTTGTCCAGAGATATTTGTTAAAGGTCTTTCAGGACTTCAAATAGTAGATAATATAAAATGGGTACCATGCTATCATAGTAATGGTATTTGTACAATTCAACCCCATTCAAGCTATCATATAGAAACTTTCGAAATGAAAGACTTTGTTATAGAAGCCAATAAAAGTCAAGGTAAGCAATATCAAATTCTTTATTTACCCAATAAAGTAAAAATAATTAATGCTAGTATATCTTATGAAGATGATGATGTTAGTAAAAATATATATTTAAGCCAAACAAAGGAAGTATTAGATTTGATTGATGATAATACTCTTTTAGTTGCTGACTTACATTATGAAGATATTTTTTTACCCGAAGAAGTAAAGTTAGAACCTAGAGGTTTAATAAATCATGCAAGCAATATAAATTCATTTCAATGTCCACCTCAAAATGGTGGTCAATTGATTAGTTTACAAAAAATTATAACTACAAAAAATAGCAATATTAATGTATCTAATGTAAGATGTAACGTACAAGATATTCCGTATGGTCACTCTCCATTAGAATTTGAAATTTAAATATGATTACACATTTGTTATTAGGGACTTTATTCGGTCTCATTATTGGATTATTACCCGCAGCTGGAGCTACGACAGGTCTTGTCATTCTATTTGGCTTCATGCATTTATTCCCAGATCCTTATCTTGGTGTTGTCTTTTGTATGGCAGCAGTCGCAGCATCTACTACAGGCGATACATACTCAGGTGTTTTATTAGGAATTCCTGGTGCAAACTCATCCGCTGCTACAATGGTAGATGGTTATCCATTAGCTAAACAAGGCAAAGCAACATATGCTTTAACTGCAGCAATCACAACAAGTACTGTTAACGGTCTCTTATGGGGAACACTTACGTTTGCTTTACTTCCTTGGTATATGCAACTTATGATGATCTTTGGAGTACCTGAACTATGGGCATTTACGATGTTAGCTCTTGCTTGTGTAGGATTTGTTAGTAATAGATTTTGGATAAGAAGTATAATTGCAATAATACTCGGTTTATTTTTAGGTATGATAGGAGTAGACCCTATTACAAATGCTGATCGTTGGACATTTGGTTGGGATTACTTAGCAGATGGTATTCAGATTATGCCAATGGTAGCTGGTCTATTTGCTATACCTGAGATCTTAGATGGACTAAAACAAGGTAAAGCCACAACACAACCCCATGATACATCAGGACAAACATGGGATGGAATTAAAGCAACATGGAAATATAAATGGGATGCATTAAGAGGTGGTGCAATAGGTGCATTTATAGGATTCTTGCCAGGCATTGGTGGCGGTGTTGCTGATTGGATGGCATATGGTTCAACGTTAGCCACCCATCCTAATGAAGAATTTGGTAAAGGTAATATACGTGGAGTAATTGGACCAGAAGGATCTAACAATGCTCAGAAAGCAACGAGTATGATTCCAACAGTTTTATTCGGAATTCCTGGTGCTTCATTTGCAGCAGTACTCATAGCTTTGTTTATGTATTTAGGATTTGAATTAGGCACAGTTGATTTAGCTTATGATTTAAGATTTTTTGACAGCCTTACATATGGATTTATGTGGGGTACGGTATTAGTTGCAGCAATATGTATAACTTTAAATAAGTATATTTGTCGCATATCTTATGTACCATATAAATACTATTTTCCATTACTTGTGGGATTTGTTGTTTGGGCATGTGCTCAATACACAGGAGGATGGGAAGATTATATGATCCTTGCACTTTGCTCAGTTCTGGGTGTTGTCGGTAAAGCATATAAATATAGTAGACCAGCCATGTTAATGGCGTTTATATTAAGTTATAAGGTTGAAACATTGACTATTCAAATGAGTTCTTTATACACATGGGATACTCTGATGACTAGGCCAATATTTTTAGGACTAATAATATGTATTGTATTATTATTTGGATTATCATTAAAGAAAAATAAATTGGAGTATTCATGAAAAAACTACTAGCATTATGCCTACTAGCATTTACAACAACAGCAATTGCTGATTATACCTTTGTTGTCCCACAGAAACCTGGTGGTGGTACAAGTGTATGGACACAAATTGTAGCTGAACAACTAGAACCTTTTTTAGGAGAGAAGATAGTTATATTGCATCAGCCTGGAGCAAGAGATATTCCTGGTTTTAATACTTGGCATAACGATATGAGAGATGATGATAAAGTCGTTATGGTATCTCACGGTGGTAATGGTGTTGCATTCCTACAAGAGAATGTAGACTATAACTATGGTGACTATGAATCAATTGGCCTTATGAATTTAAATATTATTGCCGGTAAACGTATTGGTGCTGATATGGAATTCCCTAAATTTGCTGCAGGATCTGGTCAAACACCAGAAGCTTGGGCAATGACCATGTTAATATGTGGTCCGGACAAGACTATGGCATATTATGTTGCCTGCTTTAAAGAGCATGTAACTTGGGTAAGCGGTATGTCTGGTGGAGAACGTAGACTTGCATTTAAACGTGGAGAGTTAACTGGCACAAGAGAGAATCCAGCGGCATATAAGAAACACGTGGCTGGAGATGACAACGCTGAAATGTGGTTCCATCATGGTATACTACAAGCAGATGGATCTCATGCCGATGATCCTAACCACCCAGGATTTCAATTCGAAATATTATTTGAAGAGAAATATGGTGTAGCACCTTCTGGAGAATTCTATGATGCTTATAAACTTGTGAAGTCATTTCGTGATGGTATGCAAAAAGCATTATGGGTAAACAAAGGTAATCCAAATGCATTCGAATTACAAAATGCATTAACTAAAATGAGTCAAGATCCTGATGCTGTTGCAGCTATTCAAAAGAAAGTTGGTCAATATGACTGGCTTATTGGAGCAGATGGCAATAACCATCGTGATACACTTATGACATTTATTACTGAAGAAGCTTTGCAAAACCTTGTATGGTTTAATATAGAAGCTTTAGGTTTAGCAAGTGTATATAAGGAAGATTTAGTGAAGTGAAAAATTGGATCTTTGTCACAGGAGCTCCTGGCTCTCGCTGGAGTGGTGTTGGTCAAGAGGTAAGATGGAATCATCATGCTGATATTACCGATTATGTGGCAGAGAAAGAATACAAACATGGGGAATTCAGTGGTCATAAGGGAAACTATTATGGCCCTGGAATGTTAAACGGAACATGGTTAGATAAAGAATTAGGTACAAAAGAACAATGGATTGATGAGATTAATAATAGCTTTTCAGGACCAGAAGATCAGGTCAAGGTGCTTATGTCTCATCACTTCGCATATTATCTAGAAGAGATAATGGAAGTATTTCCAGAAAGTCAGATCATTGCGTGTGTACGTGATTGTGATGATTGTATGGAATGGTGGAAGAAAGCTGGTGGATGGGATATAACCTATCCTAGTTATGA